ATATACGCCTCCATCATGCGCACACTCTTGATACCCATAAAGCACAGCCCAGAGCATCGTTATTAGTATTAGCATCATAATAATTATAGCTGGCCAGTTGATTTTGCTTTTGCTTTTGGCCATGTTATTTACTCTCCAACTCATTAATGAAATCTTGAATCATCTCGTTTTGCTTAGTCTGCTCATTCTTACAGTGGGTTTTATACCAGCGTAACGAGTAGCCAATTTTTGTGCAGAACTCAGCAAGTGAGTAGCCTTTGTTTCTTATCTTGCGTGTAGTTGGTATCATGATTTACTCTCCGTTTATGTGCATTGCTTACCTAATACTATTGCACCTTTATCACCTTTACAACTGTTTGTTTAATTTAATTCCAATAGTGCTATAATTGCACAATATTATGATTAGGGTTTAGCAATGAGCGCAGCAAGCATACAAGCAAAGTTTAAAGCTGGACTAGCTAAAGCTAACAAAGCTGTAGGTTCAAGCACTAGCGAAGAGATTTATGTCATTAAAGAGACTATTACAGGCGGCGGCCCGTTAGGCGGTGGCACTACATCAAGTGTAACGACTTTATTGTCAAACGCTTTTTTCAAATCATACGATGCCTCGCTATTTGGAGGCACAATGCTTGCTGGTGATAGGCTCTTGGTAAGTGACAACGTAACATCAATAAACCAAGGCGATACGATACAAGAAGGTACAGCTAAATATATCGTTATCAACATAGATATTAAAGCACCTACATCAGATGTTCTGGCTTATATATCACAAGTGAGGCTCAAGTAATGCCAATCAAGGGTATGGGCAACGTCAAAAAGGCAATTGCTAAAACCAAGACCCAAGCCAACATCGATGTGAAAGGCGTGTATTTTTCTGGACTCCGAACAATAATTAAAGGAACGCCAGTCGATGAAGGTAGGGCTAGGAATAACTGGTTTTTAACTGACGGTAATCCTTCCGGTTTATCCGGCAGAGGTGCGAGCGCATCTGGTGGCGGTTCAGACGCAAGCTTAATGACTATGCCTTCTAACGTATTAAACAAAAAAATATACTTCACAAACAATCTGCCATACATCGAGACTTTAGAGTATGGAGGCTACCCAAACCCAAGCAGCGGTGATAAAACAACAGGTGGGTACAGCACGCAGCTAACCCCGTTCAAATCACCCAAAGGATGGGTTAGAGCTACGCTAATATCAATGGCTAATAAGGTGCGTTCACTATGAGCTATTTAGACACAAGGCAGGCATTAATCACTCAGTTTTTAGCGACCACTGTTACCGGATTAACAGTTGCAGACATTGCCAGTGATAACGAGTTTTTCGACCCAGCTAACAAATCAATATGGGTTATGCTGACAGTTATTCCGGCATCATCAGATGCGATGGGGAAGGGGTCAACAGATACGAATGAAGACCGTGGTATATTTCAAGTTAGCGTGTACATTCCAATCAATATTAAAGACCGTTCAATACTTGCAGTTACAGCGGTTGACGAGATACGAGCAGGCTTTCAATTCAACACAGCAACGGTGTATAATGGGCAGCAAGTAAGCATACAAGACATTAACGTGAATCAAGGCCGACCAACCGAGGCGTGGTTTCAAACAGACATATCAATAAACTATTTAACATTCAGTAACAGAGGGTAAGACAATGGCAGGTTCAAACGATTACGTTATAAAATTAGGTGCAGATGGTTCAGAGCTTCTTGTGGCGGGCCAGCTTGATGGAACCATGACCAAAAATGGTGCTCCAGTCGACATTACAAACAAAGCAAATGGCGGAAAAGTTACTTATTTAAATGGCTTTGTAGCAGGTGATCAAGTGGCTTTTGCGGGAGCATTCACACTTTCAGCAGAAACCGTACAGAACACAATAAAGGCCGCAATCGCGTCAGGGAATCACATAGCGGGTGTTGTTGAATCCGGTATTGGCGGCGAAAAGTGGCAGTGTGACACGTGGTCGGTAAGTGGGCGGAGTGATTCAGCCCCTGTTAATGGCGTATCTGTAATGTCAGTCACATTCAGTACGTCAGGTGATTATACAGAAACGCCGCCCAGTTAATGAAATTTAAACTATGCTACAAAGAGTATGACTATAAAATAACATGGTCAGCGAAACGCGAATTTAAGCGTGAAACTGGCCGTGGCTTATGGTCTACGCTTCAAGGGATTATGGTTATTGTGCAGGCCAATAAAGACGGCTCAGTATTTAATTTGATGGCTGAAATTGGTAAGCATATTGACGATGTTGATGGGGCTATATTGCTTTATACGCTTGCTAAACAATGCAACGCATCATTACAGCTTTCTGAGATAGCAGACGCATGTGATCGCGTAGGCTGGCGACCAGTTGAAAGTGACAGTGAATATGCCCAGCCGTACACGTTTGTTTTATATGCAATGTTATTAGATATAGACGGCATGTATGAAGAAGAGGCAATCCAAGCAAAAAAGGATTTATGCCCCTCTGCGGAAGGGCAAGACTTAAAGGCCAAAAAATAGTTAATGATTTTGACTATTATGATTGGTTTAAAGCTTTAGTTAAATCAGGTATTCAGCCGTCGGAGGCTTGGCAGATGGACTTTATAGAAACAGCGCATGTGCTAGAGATTGAGCCTAAACGTTCAGACTTTACACTAGCCTTATATCATCAGCGCAAACAAAACGGAGCGCCAAACTTTGAGCACTGAATCCTTAATTGTTGAACTTGACGCGAGAACCGCAAAGCTAGATGCTAAGTTAAATTCGACTAACGATAAGCTAGACAAGTTAACTGATAAATCAGAAAAGGCCGATGGCGGGTTAAGAAAGTTTGGTTCTGGCGCTAAAGTCGCGGCGGGTGTAATCTTAAAAACGGCAGCGGCTGCAACGGCACTTGCTGCAGCAGTGACGGCAATCGTCGTATCATCGGCTAAAGGTCGGCGTGAACTAGAATTGCTAGCTAAGCAGGCTAAAACCACAACGTCTGATTTTCAGGCTCTTTCGTTTGCTACAAATACATACGGCATAAACGGCGAGCAAATAGCAGACATATCTAAGGACATAGCTGATAAAGTAGGTGAGTTTAGCGCCGCTGGTACTGGTGCCTTTCAAGATTACGCTGATGTAATGAAACTAACAAAGGATGAGGCTAGAGCTACGGCCCAAGAGTTTGAAGGGCTATCATCTCAAGAGATTCTAGGGACTATGGTTTCAAGGATGGAAGACGCTAGCGTATCAGGCGATAAGATGACGTTTGTTTTAGAGTCTCTAGGTAGCGACGCTTCCAGGTTAATTCCTTTATTTAAAGGCAACTCAAAAGAACTACTCGAACTTAAGAAAAGATTCGACGATGTAAATAGCTCACTTCAAATAACAGGCACACAAGCAGAAGCATTGCGCGACGTATCTAACACATTTACATTACTAACATCATCAGCAGGGAACGCCACAACAGCAATAAGCGCAACTTTAGCACCCGTATTAGATGACTTCTTTAATGACATAATTGCAATTGTTCCAGATGCTACACAGACAATAATTGATTTTATAAACTCGTTTCTTGACGCTGAAAATATATCATCAGTTTCTGGTGTCAATAAGGAAATAAAAGACATTACAGAAGACATCAAACAAACGAATGAAGACATGATAAACCAAGGCCCAAGGATGAGCGGGGTTTTAAAAATAAGACTTGAGCGAGAAAAGCTTAGACTTAAAGAGCTAGAAGCACAGCTTGAAGTATTAACTGCTCAAGAAAAAAAACTTGAAGATGTAAACCGCTTAAGCGGAGGTCAGATTGGCGGCGAATCTGGTGAAGCATTAACACCGCTAGTCATGGCTGACGAAGAAGAAAAAAGGCTTGAGACTTTAAGGCAGTTCACAATGACTAGGGCAGAGTTGCTTGATGCTGAATTAGTTGCTGACATTGAACGCCTAGAATTAGCTGCAGAAACTTTTGGGCTTAAAGATCAACAGCTTTACGAAAGACGGTTAGAAATAATTAGAGGTTTTGCAGATAAAAAATTAAGCCTTGAAACCGAAGGCGTTGATGAATTTAAAGACGGCACTGAAGAAGAAGCGGAAGCCGCAGAAAGGTCAGCCGCAAAGAAATTAAATCAACAGCAGACCGGCATACGTGCAGGTATGGCCTTAAACACATTGCTCTTTGAAGATAACAAGGCAATTGCAGCAGGATTAATAGTTGCAGACACAGCAGCGGCAATTATGGCTAGCTTAAAAATAAATCCTTACGATTACTTTAACGTAGGTCTTATTGCTGCTACTGGAGCCGTGCAGGCTACTAATGCTCTATCATCAAGCAAAGGCGGTGGCGGTTCAATGTCAGCCCCAACAGCAGGCCCACAGCAGTCTCCGCAACAATCATTTAATGACCAAGGGGCAATTATAAGTGACATCAGCGATGGCGAAAACACTAGGCAATCTTTAGTTATAGAGTTTAGCGATGAAGTGGTAGACGCGATATCAAGACAAATACAAAAATCACAGAGCGATGGTCGAACATGATTTTAAGTAAAAGTAATATAATTAAAAGCAATACAATAGCTTTAAATACTGGCGCTATATCTTCGGGCGCATTGACTAACGTGCAAAACCCAGACTTCTCAAAAGTTGTAAGCAGCACTTCAAGTACATTTAAATTTACTTTTGCATCTGTCGGCTCGTCTAAATACGTTGCACTGCATGGGATATCATTTCCCATTGGCGCAGTCGTTACAATTACAGGGACAGGATTTAGCAAAACATACACGATGGTTAGAGACATTAAAAACCTTGTGTTTTACGTTGCTAGGGCAGTGACTTTAAACTCATTGGCTATACAAGTGGCTGGTGCAGGAGCAAAGACTATCAGCTATGTATCAGCCGGATTAACGACTGAAGTGACATGGGGCGTTAGTGCAGGGCAAGCATTGCGGTATTTATCGCACAACAAAAAAAGCAGGGTAGCAACTAATAGCAGAGGTATGCCAACAAAATCGGTTCAAGAAGAAACTAATAATAAACTCAATGTAAATTACACCAATGCACCTAAGGCGTGGGCAAGAGGTGATTTCCTAGAAGTGCTGGCACACTATGACACTGACAGCATTGTATCAATGATTGACTATGAAGCAGACGACAATCCAGAAGAAAGCTATTGTATGTTTGACTTAAGCGGTGGTGAAGTTAAAGCGCACGCCGAAGCTCCCTTACTCGTTAACGTCAACATGTCATTTAGGGTAATTGCATGAGCCTGTATCACTATTATATTGTCGAACTAGACTTGCTTGAAGTTGTCGGCAGTTGCACCAACAACGGTAACCCGGGCTTTTCTACAACGCTAACTTGTAACGACCAATCAAGCTATTCCACGTCTGTTAAAACTCACAAGTTTACTGACACAGGCTTGATTCTTACTGAGTCTGATATTCACAAGTGCGTGAACAAAGTATCTGAAACAACGCCAATGCTTAAAGCTGGTAATGGTGTTGCTTCAAGGGCTAAATGTACTGTTAGTTTTAGAAACTTTGTAGGCGACCCAAATTTAACATCGCCTGCACTGGTTGCTAATACGACGTTAGAAGATAACGGTACTTTCTTTGGCAAAATGAAGCAGCGTAATATACTTACTAATCGCCCCGTAAGAATAAAATATTACAAGGTTGACGCTGGAATAACAACACTAGTTAGAACTAATCATTATATTTGCGTAGGATTCAAACAGTCTAAATCTGACATGTGGACAATGAGCTGTCAGGATATTTTATACAAAGCTGACAACAAAAAAAGCCAGTTCCCCCGCATCATAAAAGCCAAATTGACCAGCGATATAACAGCAGGTGAAACAAGCATAGCTGTAACGGGTGACATAGCAGATTGGACAACATACGCAAAATACACAGCGGTTATCGGTGATGACTTACTGATGATAACGAATGCAACTGGAACATCAACTGCAGTAACGTTAACGGTTGCTAGGTCTACTAGCATTACACTTGGCTCACGTACTATATTAAACACGCCAAGCACCCACAACGCTGGGGACGAAGTATTTCGAGGCCGTAAATTCGTTAACGCTGACTTATTTGACGTTATTGAAGCTGTTTTTGAAGACGCAGACATGCTAACAACTGATTACGATGGAACAGCTATTGCCGCAGAGCTAGATACATGGCTACCTAGTATTGCAAGTTCAGTGGACGCCATATTTTACGAGTCTGATGATTCTGATAACGTATTAAATGACTTATGCAAAACGTTTATGTTAGATATCTACACAGATACAAGCATAGGCAAAGTAACTTTAAAAGCTACATCGCCGTGGAACGCTACGACATCAGTACTTACAGAAGGGGCAGAAATTACGTTTAACTCTGTTGATATAGACGAGCCTAGCGACCTATTTTACTCGCGCGCTTTTTTGCAATATGATAAGAGAAACCTTCTTTCAAATGATGACGATGTAAACTTTAAACGTTCGAGCATTGCATTTAATAGTGATCTAGAAGGAGCTAACTTTTACGGTGAAGAGAAAGTCAAAAAGATGGGTAAGTCCATTATCTTATCTAATAAATCTAATAACATTGAGGTTGCAGACCTAACCACTGTTAGACGTGCGCAGAGGTTCAGTAATCGCCCTCAAACTATTGACTTTGAGATGGAAGAAGATGACGTTGATTTTAAGCTAGGTGACGTGCTAGAAGTTAGAGCATTACAGAATCAAGACAATGAGGGCAATGTAAGATTTGGGGTTAGGTCGCAAGCAATACAGATAACGCCTTCCTACAATATAGGCCGAAAATACAAAGTTAAAACCATTACATATAACCCATTCATCGGCGGCATATCTGGCTCTGATTTACCCGTAAATTCTGAATTTGATAATAACATGTTCACCATTGCTGGTGGCCCCGTGTCATCCGGCACGTTTACATTCATTTTCGACAAGCCTTATTTCGGCCAAAACACATTAAACCAAGCTATTAACATAGGCTCGTTTCCAAGCGGCTCAACCGTTAATTTAGTATTTATTAATGCCACTGTGGGAATTGGAAGAGGCGGTGACGGCTCAAACGGCGCTGGATTAAATGGCGGGCTAACTCTAAAAGGCACGTCAGGCGTAACTGTTAATGTTTATCTCGGCGGCACTACGCCAGACTTTGGCAACGGCACTTACACAGCAAACGGCAAGCTTCTTGCTGCTGGTGGTGGTGGCGGTGGAGACGGCGGAGATGGTGAGGGAAGTTTTAGCGGTGGTGGTGGTGGTGCTGGCTTTGCCATTAGCTCAGGCGGACAGGGTTCAATATTTGGTAATAATGGTGATGACGGTACGGAATTATTGGGCGGTTATGGTGGCGACTCATCAGGCGACGGTGGTGACCCAGGAGTTGCAGGTGGTGCTGGTGGATACACAGGAGGCGATGCGGGTAACTGTCTCGACTTAAACTCTGGCACAATAAATATCATAACGAATGGCGATACATCAAGATTTGTACAGGGTGGTGGCGATGCCCCCTCCTCAATTAGCTAGAGTTTGAACTGGCTATTTATAATAAGTCTCATTGCAAAATAATATACACCGACATATACAGGAATAAA